AGTGCTGTACGCTGCGGGAACCAAATCCACAGGGGAATTTTCCACATTACTCCGCGTGAACCACATGACATAGCGCATTAGGGAGGTAGTCATGGAGTCAGTAGTAAAAGCGTTCGAATCAGGTGACCGTAAGCGCACATTAAACGCGATGGCGCTCAAAATCGCCGATACCATCGACTCATGCGAAAGCGCACGCGATATGCCTGCACTTACAAAACGCATGGTCGAGATAATGGACGCAATCGAGAAATGCCCAGACCCGAACGCAAGCAAGACGAAACTCGCCACGCTGCAAGCTAACGCGACGAAGCGTAAAAGCGCATGAGGTACGGTAATCAAGAGCCGACTTTCACGACGAAGATTGAATATGCGAGCACAGACGGCGCTGAGGTTGTCGAGTGGTTCGACTCGATGGGTTACTTATCGTATCCATGCCAGGAAAACGAAATGCTGCTGTTTTGCGCAAGGGACGCAGACGGCGATTTCGCGTATCGAACGATTTGCATAAGCAAGCCACGGCAGAACGGAAAGAGCTATTCGGCACGCAATTATTCGGTGGACAAATCAGCTGTCGAGGGTATGAACGTCTGTTATTCTGCCCACCACTCGAAAACAACGCACAAGATGTTTAAAGAAGTGCTGGCAATTTTCGAGAATGACGCTGAATTACGCTTAATGATTGCTGATGTGTCGAGGGCGCGTGGTTTCGAGGGCATTTGGCTCACGAATGGCGGTTGCATCGAGTTCTTCACGCGATCAACGCGAAGCGGTGGTGGTCGAGGTACGACTTACGACATTATCGTTGTGGACGAAGCGCAGGAAATGACCGAGGATGAGCAGGACGCATTGAAGCCTACTCAAATCGCGTCTGATAGCGGTGACCCGCAAATGATTCTGATAGGAACACCGCCAAGCGCGTCATGTACTGGTACGGTGTTCAAGGTGTTGCATGACCGGGCGCATGCTAACCCCGAAACATGCGGTTTCGCATGGCTTGAATGGGCAATCTACGAGCTGCCAGACATGGAAGGTGACCGTACGCACGTTTTAGAGCTTGCGTACGAGACGAATCCGGCAATGGGTTACCGCATACGCGAATCCGTGATGATGGACGTTATTAACACCGCGACAAGCGTGGACGGGTTCGCACGCGAATATCTCGGATGGTGGTCACCGACCGCTGGATTGCCTGATTTCGTGATTGCTGCAAATAAATTTGAGTCGTTGGCGTTAGACGTTGCACCTACAGAGGGGCGCGTTGCTTATGGCGTGAAGTTCTCGCCTGATGGTGCAGAAGTTAGCCTATGCGCGGCACGTCTGCATGATGACCGTGTTTACATCGAGCAGATACAACGTGAATCGCTCGCCGTTGGCCTTGGATGGCTAGCAGCGTGGATTGCAGAGCGTAAGGCCATTGGGTGCTGTTGTGTGATTGACGGCAAATCAGGCACTCAGGCATTGGTGGACAAACTCGGCACCATGCCTAAAGGCTATATCGAAGTACCTACTGCCGCGCAAGTCATATCAGCTTGCACGACGTTGGTTGACCGTGTGAATGATGGCACGCTGGAATGGTTCAGGCCACAAGATGACCTGAGAGACAGCGCGGTAACGTCCACACGGCGCAAAATCGGCCACGCTGGTGGCTGGGGGTTCGATGGTGAGAACCCCATACCCATTGAAGCCGCATCGTTGGCTATGTGGGGCGTTCTCAACTCGAAAAGGAACCCCGAGAGAAAGCAGAAGATAGGATGATGTACGGATTCAGCGGTATCGAGAAAGCGGAAGGATTGCCTGCCGCTGAAAAGTCCACGCTTGCGGAGCTGGTGGAAACCTACAATGCGCATATGTCAGCGAACGCCGACAAAGGACGTTATTATGATCAGCGCGTTACCTCTGGTGAGTGCAATCTAGGAATTGCCCTACCAAGCGACTTAAACAACTTCGAAATGGCGTGCTGCTGGCCTGAGAAAGCCGTTACCGTTCTCGCCGACCGTAGCCGCTTTGACGGGTTTGTAAACGCGAATGGTGAGCACATGCCTGAACTTGACGCTATTGTGCGCGACAATCGCCTTACAAGCGCCTACAGCATGAGCGTTATCGATGAGTTGAAGCATGGCGGCATTCTCGTTACGCTCGCTGCTAATGATTTGGTTGGCTGTTCGATACGCTTTCACACGTTCGAAACCAGCGCGGCACGCTGGAACGGCGTTCTACAGCGAATCGACGCGGCTATGGCAATTATCGACTCGAAGAAGTACGAGGGCGATATTTCGTATGCTCCTTCAATCGTCAACTTGTACACCGACGATGCCACGTGGGTTATCACGCGAGACAAACAGAAGTGGACAGCTAAACGTGCTGAGAACGGCTTAGGGCGCTGCATGGCTACTGTTATGCGCAACCAGCCGACTAACAGCCAGCCACTCGGCACAAGCCGTATTACGCGCTCTGTGCGTGCGCTGACTCGTGGGTATATTCGCACAATGACGCTTGCGACGATTGGTTTGGAGTTCTCCACATCGCCGCAAAAGTACCTGATGGGCGTTTCAGATGCGCAATACGATGCTCTGATTAACCAGAAGTTCGCCAAGTATATCGATTCGATGATGTTAGGTACGGTAGACCCAGATACAGGGCAAGTTCCGCAATACGGGCAGCTTGCGCAAGGCACGTTACAACCACATGTGGACATGCTGAGAATGTTGTCCACGCAGTACGCGGCAGCAACGTGTCTGAGCGTCACAGATGCAGGCGTTGTAAACGATGCGAATCCGACTAGCGCGGACGCTCTTGCAGCACAAAACGATAAGCTGATTAGACGCGCTGAGGACTTGAACGCATTCAACGCCGATGAATTACGCGACGTGGCGCTCATGGCGCTTGCGATCAAACGCAATCAATCGCTTAACCAGCTCTCGGATGATGACAAGAACGTGATGGCTCACTTCTTGCCGCCGAGTATGCCGAACATGGCGGCGATGGGCGATTGGGCGGTGAAAATCGCAACAGCAGACCCGGCGTTTGCTGGAACTGATGTGTTCTACGAAATGCAGACCATCGACAAGCCGACAATCGCACGTATTCAGGCGCAAAAGCGTGCGAATGCAGCGGCACAAGCGCAAAACGATGTAATGTCCACGCTCTTCGGTGGTGGTGCGAATGCAGATACCGCGTAGCTACCTGGAAAACTACTCGAAGGCGCTCAATGTCGTTTCTGAGCGTGCTAGAGCGTTACTGGTGGACGCTTTGAGCCAAATCGATTACAGCGCCGATGTTGCGACAATCCGCGAAGCGGTGATTGCAATCATGCAACCAGCGTGCGGAGCATCGTCCACGCTTGCGGCGCGGCTTGCAGCCGAGTTCTACGACGGCTTGAGAGTGCGTTTTGGCATCGATGACGGATTCAGGGCAGAAGTGGACAGCAGGCGCGAGCCAGAAGCCACTAGCGGAGCTGTGAGGGCGTTTGCTGACAAGCTAGATGATTCAATACCGAACGTGAGCGCATTTCAGCAGCTATGCGTGGACAGAATCGACTATGAGACGCGCAGGGCGGCAAATGAGTGCATCACTTACAACGCGAAGAATGACCCGAAGAAACCACGATGGGCGCGAATACCCACAGGCGCGGAAACTTGCCAGTTCTGCATCATGCTCGCTTCTCGTGGTTTCGTGTACCACTCTGAGGAAACCGCGTCGCACGCGCACGCACATTGTGATTGTCGCGTCGTGCCGTCGTGGGACAAGTCACCGCTTGCGCAGGGTTACGACCCTGATAAGTATTACGACATGTGGAAACATCCTGAGAAGTACGAGAATGCCAAAGATGAAGGTGTTGAGCCAGACGATAAGCCAAGCGATAAGAGCGAACGCGAATCACGGTTTAACGATTATTTGACAGCTAGAGAAAAACGTTCAGAAATTTACAATCGATTAAGGCAAGAGAAAGACAGCGAACGTAAACAACAAATACGTGCCGAACTTAGTAAAGCAGACGAAGCAATAAAATCCGCTAGAGACAAACTAACAAACGGTGAGTTTATGCTTTTGTCCGCCCGTATATATCCAGCTGGTGAGTACATTACGCCAAGTAAATGGAACAAAACGCCAAGCACCGACGAAATTGTTCAGTTGATGGGTGGTGGAGACAGAACAACGGGATCATGCTCATCGCTTGCGTTTGCGTATTTTGCAAACAAAGGTGGTGAGGTTGTGCGAGATTTTCGCGGCGGTTCAAGTTGTAACTTCTTCTCGCAAAATGGGCATATTAAAGATATAGCAAAGATTGACGGTGTTGAATCTTTCGTAGAAGAGCACAAGAATGCTTTTACTGCTGCTGGTAGAGTTGTGCAAAACATACAAGAGGGCAAAAGATATTACTTCTGCGTTGGAAAGCACGCGGCAGTTGTTGAGAAGCGTGATGATTCAATTTATTATCTTGAGTTGCAATCGCAAACAGATAATGGGTGGCACAAGCTAACCAATACATCGCTCAAGCAGAGATTTGGATGCACTAAGTCAAGTTCGATTAGTGGAATAAAGATTGACCAAGATGCTCTTTTGATTGATGGCGATACATTGTCAAATAATGCCGAGTTCTTAGAGCTGATGGGGTATATAAATACTCCTGAGGGCAAACAGAAGAAAGGTGTCGGCGGTGGCGTTAAGTGATTTTTACAAACAGAATGAAGCCGATGAGGTGTGGTGGACAAACGACACTGAATATGTCGGGCGGTTCTTGTTTTCGTTCGACAAAAAACGAGTTTTCAATCTGTTTGAAGATTATCCGCACGCATTGACGAAAGAACAGCTTGAAATATTCAATCGAGAAAACCCATATTGGGTTGAGTTCTTCAAAGACAGATTAAGCTAAGAACTGTTTATTTTGGAATCAAGCCATCCGCACGGGTGGCTTTTTTCATATCGGTTCGCGTCGCACCCGAAAGCGGCGCATTTTTTACTCATGCGCGGAGGTAAACGCGCACCGATTACGCGCTAGGGCGCGGGAAAGGGGCGAATCATGCCCGAAAACACCGAGAACACTAACACGGTGGACAACGCCACGCAGGGCGCACCTGCGGAGCCTGAACGCACGTTCACGCAAGCTGAAATGGACGCGATCATCAGCGACCGATTGAAGCGCGAGAGGGCGAAATACGCTGATTACAGCGAATTGCAGGCCAAGGCCGCGAAGTTTGACGAAGCGGAGGAAGCCAGCAAGTCAGAGCTGCAAAAGGCGGTTGAAGAGCGCGACAAGTACAAGGCCGAGTTCGACAAGCTGCAAGCCGAGAAGGAACACGCCGAGCAGGTGGCGAAGATAGCCGCCGAGCAGGGCGTTGACGCTTCATTACTCGCACGCATGAGCGGCGATGTAGAGGAAAACGCCAAGTTCCTCAAGGAGCAGATGGAGAACAAGCCGAAGTATGAAGCCGTGCATGATGGCGGCGAGGTCAAAGCGCCTACTGCCGTCGAAATTCCGACAATCTTCTAAAGAAGGGAGCCAATTATGGCACGCATTGCATCGCTTAACGTACTTTTGTCCACGACTGGTAACGACTATCTCGCCGAGGAATACGGCAAGGTCATAGCCAACGTTCAGAAGAACTGCATTTCCCAGCAATTCAAGAACAACGATCTGTCCGGCACTCCTGGCGCTGGCACCTACGAAGCCAAGCGTTTCGAGAACAAGACTTCGCAGACTTACGGCACCGCTCGTTCTGGTGGCGCTGGTCAGGCTGTGAAGGCCACGCCTGTCACTGTTCCCGTGAACGTGAACAAGGAAATCGTGGTCGAGGTCGAGCAGAAGGACGTAACGCTGTACGGCGTGGACAACCTCATCCAGCGCGAAGCCGCGTCTGCCCAGAAGTCTATGACCCGCGAACTTGAGCGTGCGTTCTTTGCCGCCGCTGTTTCCGCTGGCACGGCTTACACGCCTGCTTCTGGTGCTACCGAGGTTGAAATCGCCGAGGGTCTTATCCAGTCGCTCGAAACCGTGTCCAACAATTTCGTTGACGGTGTTGAGCGCGACATGATGGTTATGGTCTGCGCACCTGCGCTGTATGGCAAGCTGCGTACCTACTTCGACGCTGTTTCGCATGACGGCAACTCTGAGTCTTTCGGAACGTTCCACGGCGTGAAGGTGTTCAGCTCTGTCTATCTGCCGAGTGGCACCAACGCTGTCATCATGGCCGAGGGCGCTATCGCGCAGCCTGTCCTGCCGACTGTGGCACCTGCCGAGCGCATCCAGCTCTCCAACGCTATCGGTTTCGGTCTGTTCTACAGCTACGGCACGACCGCTGTTGCCGCTGACCTCATCTTCAAGTACTAGGAGTGGACATCATGAAATTCCGCGACAAACGAACGGGCGCGATTCTCGAACCGTCCGAACAGGTGGCGGCAATGATGGCGAACGACCCGAATCTTGAAAAGGTCGAGGATAAGCCGAAAGCTGCGCCGAAAAAGACCACGACTAGGGCGAAAGCCAAGGAGGACTAATAATGCAAGCGTTCGCAACGATTGAGCAGTACGACGCTCGTTATCCGAATCGCGTAGTTGCTGATGAAGTGCTTGAGGAATGTCTTTTGAGCGCAACGGCTACGATCATGAACGCGCTGAACTCTCGCGGCATCGATTACGAAAACCCCGATGAGCTGATGGCGTTTAACCTGATGGACGTTTGTCGCTCCGTTGCGAACCGCATTGTTCCTACCGAATCGGCATACCCTCAAGGTATTACGCAAGCGTCTATGAGCGCGGTTGGTTTCACCGAAGCGTATACGTTCGGTTCGTCTTACGGTGTCGCAAAGCTGTTGCCGGGTGAGCTAAAGCAACTCGGCATCAGCGGCGCGATAGGCTTTGCAAGGCCGTCATACGGCATCTTGGAGCGTGGTGACGATGCTGATTAAAGGCGAATCCGTCACGATCTACACGCCGACAATCTCCTACGACGAAAACAAAGACGAAGTAGCGACGTGGACTGAAACCGAGCTGGATAACGTTCTGTTCGGCAGGCCGTCCACGGAACAAGTTGATGAAACCATGCGCCTTTACGGTGTCCACGCTCAGTATTCACTGGGCATTCCGAAGGAGTACACCGATTCTTTGCGCGGCTGCAAGGTGTATCGTCCACGTGATGAGCGCACATACGTGATTGCCGGTGACCCGATGCCGCTACCGCCTGAGATTTGCCCTACACCGTGGAACCGCGAAGCAATTGCGGGGTGGGTTGATGGCTAACGTTAAAGTCACAATGAACTCTCACGGCGCTTTGGAAATACTCAAGTCGCACGAAGTTGCCGAAAAGCTCGAAAGCATGGGCAAGGCAATCAGGGACGCGGCGAACAATAAAGCGCCTGAGCACGGCTACACCGAACAGGAGCCGTTCGCTATCGTGAGTGGCACGACTGACCGCGCATATACGACGGTCTACACGCGCACGACGCTAGGTAAGCGGCTGCAAGCCAAACACAGCACGCTCACGCAGGCAATGGACGCGGGGAGGGGATAAGATGGACGTAGCAGCGACGTTAATCAATTATCTAGACGATGCTACCGAAATCGAGTGGTTTCACAACGCGCCGAAGAATACGCCTGCTGAGTTCGGCACGCTCACCCGTGACGGTGGACAAACCGAAATAGTGCGCGACAACCCGACTATCACGCTGATCGTTTACGCGCCGACACGCGCACGGGCGGCGGTTCTCGCGTTCAACGTCAAACAGGCGCTACTGTACGCGCAATACCACGTGGACGGCATGTTCAACGCCGAAATACTTGGCGATTACTATGACCCACTCGACGGCAAGCATCGCCACAGAATCACAGCATCGTTAATCGTTAACGACTAAGCAGTTAACCCCGTTTCGGCGGGGTTTCTTTTTTTACAAGGAGGTTTGCAATGGCAAACAATAACACCGCTGATGTTACCGCGTTGAAGGGTGTGAGCGGCGGCTATGGCTTCTCCGCTCCTGCTGGTACGACAGCGCCGACCGACTTCACCGCACTCGCGGCAACGTTCAAGAACATGGGGTTCATTTCGTCTGATGGCATCGAGGAATCCGTTGACATTGATTCCGAGGAAGTAACCGACCTCAACGGCGAGGTTGTCTGTGTTCTCGAATCGAAAGAAACCGAGAAAATCAAGTTCACGCTGATTTCCACGACCGAGGACGCACTTAAGGAAATGCACGGGCATTCGAATGTCGCAACATCGAACGACGTTACGACCGTGCAACACAAGGCAGGCAGCTTCACTAATCGCGTGTACGTGTTCGACCTGCTCACCAAGGAAGGTTTGAAGTGGCGCAAGGTAGCGCCGAACGCGAAAGTCACGTCTCGCGGCGCAATCGTCCACGGTGCTGGCAATGTGTATGCACGTGAAATCGAGCTGACCACATCGCCAGATGAAAGCGGCGTGCGCGTCTACGATTACATTCAGAGGAGCGCGTAGCGATGGCCGCTAAAAATCCGAACGTCAAGCACATCGAGGTACAAGGCATCAAGCTAGACGTGGACATGGAGCGGCTAAACGACCCGCGATTCACATACGTCATGGGCAAACTTGCCGATGACGAGCTAAACGATTTCCAGAAGCTCACGTGGGTTAATCGCATGTTTGATACGCTCTTTGGCGATAAGTCGTATAAGTTTATGTGCCAACTGGCAGAGCAGCACGACGGCAAGCTATCACCCGAACAGTGGAATGACTTCTTCGGTGACGTTCTCGAAGCGGTGAATGCAAAAAACTAATTATGCTCGCTGAAATGCTCGCAAAGCATCCAGGCGAGCTGTACGCCGATTTCATGCAGTATTACGGCGTTGACTTCGACAAGATACGCGGCGAGGTTGGCGAGATTCGCACAGCTGACCTTGCCGCGCAGCTACCACCAGAGTCACGATCATTTCGCGCACTAAAGCCTGAATTGGCATGGACGCATACCGATTGGCTCATGTGGTCAATTGAATTTTCTCTGCGCGTTCTGCGCTGGCAAAACACCGAGGACGGCAGCAAGGGACGAAACAAGCCGCAGCCGTTGCCTAACCCAGTGGACAGGGCGCGAATCGTTGAGAAGGTCGAAGCAACAGACATGGCTTATATAGCCGAACAACTAAACATCGAGCTAGGGGGCGTAGATGGCTGATTTAGCTACGGCGTATTTGCGCCTGATTCCGTCGCTCAAGGGCGCTCAAGGAACAATTGAGAAAGAACTGAGCGGCATTAATACGAAATCAACTGGTGACGCGCTTGGCGGCAATCTTGGCGAGGGTATTAAAGGCGGTTTGGGCAAAATCGCAATTGGTAATTTCCTCGGCAACATACTCACGCAAGGCGTTGAGATGGCCGCAAGCGCGGCAACGTCCGTTTTTACCCAATCGTTCAGCGAATCCGCCGATTTCGAACAGCTTGCAGGCGGCGTGGAAACGCTATTCGGCGAGTCTGCCGATAAGGCGATGGAGAACGCGCAAAAGGCGTTTAAGACCGCTGGCATCAGCGCAAACGAGTACATGGAGCAGGTAAATTCGTTCGCTGCTTCTCTGCGCCAATCACTCGGCCCCGAACGCGCTGGCGAGTTAGCCGATTACGCTGACAGAGCCGTGCAAGACATGGCCGACAACGCAAATAAGATGGGTACTCAGATGGAGTCCATCCAAAACGCCTATCAAGGGTTTGCGAAGCAGAATTACACGATGCTGGACAACCTCAAGTTAGGTTATGGCGGCACTAAATCCGAAATGGAGCGGCTGCTTGCCGATGCTTCACAGCTCGCAGGCGTGCAGTTCAACATCGAGAGCTATTCGGACGTTATCGACGCTATCCACGTGATTCAGGAAAACATGGGCATCACAGGCACCACAGCCGACGAAGCCGCTCACACGGTATCTGGCTCAATTGCCATGATGCAATCAGCGTGGACAAATCTCCTTGCGGAACTTGGTAAACCTGACGGCGATATCGAGGGACGTGTAAACGACCTGATTACGTCCATCTTCGGCGATGGCACTGAGGAAAACCCCGGTGTTGTCGGCAACGTGATACCGCTCATCGGGCGCATTCTTGAAAGCATGGGCAAGGCCATAGGCGATTTCGCCATACGTGCAGGCGATTACTTCATGGAGCATCGTACCGAGATATACGACAAAGTAGGCCAGTTCATGCAGGGCGCTTTGCAAGCGATTCTGACAGCTACGCCGTACATCATCGAGGGGATTGTGTACCTAGTCGGCTCGATGCTCGAATACATCGTGACGCACATTCCCGATATGCTCGCGGCTGGCGTTCAACTGCTTGGGGCATTCCTCGAAGCTATCGTGCAGGCAATCACGCCGTCAATGCAGGCGATGAACGAAGTTGGTCAAGCTGTATTAGATTCAATCGGCAGCTTCATAAACGACATGTTCAACGCAGGCGCAAACTTAATCCAAGGCTTTATCGACGGTATTTTGAGCGCACCAGGCGCGGTTATTGATGCAATCGGCGGCGTAGTGGGCGGCGCTGTTGACGAGGGTAAGCGATTACTCGGCATTGCATCGCCGTCTAAGGTTTTCGCGCAGCTCGGCGAATACTCGATGCAAGGGTATATCCAGGGTGTCGAGAGTTTCGAGAACGCGACGAAAAACGCCGTTGGCGGCATCATGAGCGACATAGCCGTTTCTGCTTCGGTGGATAACTCATCGAGCGGGGGAGTCGCGTCACCGATCATAAATATCACCGTCGAAAGCCGCGGCGATGAAGATTCCTACGAGCTAGGCCGTCGCATCGGTCAAGCAACAGCATACGAGCTGAGAATGCAAGGGGTGAGCGCATAAATGGAGACAATCACATTCAACGGCGTGAACCTCACGAACCCGCTGAACGGCACGAAGCCGCGATTGGTGATAACCGAAGTCAAACGACCGCTCGCAAGCTATGAATCAGCGTCCACGAAGGTCGAGGGCGCAGACGGCGAGTTGTTCGACACGCTGCAAATCGGCGTGCGCGAATGCTCGTTTGCGCTCGTGGCTGACAAGCTATCACGGCGGGAGATTCAGCTAATGGCGCGAAAGCTGGCAAGCGTTCTAGCGGTGCGCTCTCCGAAGCGTTTGTGTTTCAGCGATGAGCGCGATAACGACGGCAACCAGCTCGTGCGCTACGCTGTGCCAGATGGCGCGTTCGATATGGATGAGTTCATACGCGCTGGCAAGTGGACGCTCAAGTTCAAGCAGCACGACCCGTATCTGTACGGCAAGTACCGCTCAGTCGTGCTTAAAGCCAACCAGGCGCAGACGGTCAACGCAGGCGGCAACGCGCAGACATGGCCTACCGCTGTGTCAAATCCAAGCGGCAGAACGTACACGCTAGGTATCCAGGGTGGACGCGGCATCACGATTTCTGCGCCATTCAGCGGACAAGAGCTGATAATCAGCTTCGAGCGCGAGCGCATCACGTGTACTCCTGCTATCGCCAACGCTGCTGGCATACAGACCTCATCGCGCTTCTTCCCGATGAACGGCAGCATGAAGCTGATTTCGAACAACAAGACCACGCTATCGTGGTATGAGCGGTGGTTGTAATGGCTGCAACGATTTTCCGATACGACAATGCCGGACACGCGCTAGGCATCTTGCCATACGACAGCGCAACGCACGACGAAGCACTCGACGGCACCGACAAGTTGACAGTTGTTAGCGAGATTAGTCCGACGAAGCGCGACCGTCTAGTATGGCAAGATGACGGCGGGTTTTGGCATGAGCATATGGTGGACAGCACGAAGCGCAAGCACGGCGCGAACGGTGCGCGTACCGAGTCCACGTGTTCTAATTCAATCAATGAGCTGTACGGCGTTATCGCGCCTGGTACGACCATTCGCGGTAAGGTTGACGAGATTCTCATGCAGATTCTCGCATTCACGCAATGGTCAACTTATGGAACCGAAGATTTCGGCATGGTGCAAATCGAGCTGTATCACAAGTCGGTGCGCGAATGCCTTGCGGAAATGTGCGAGCTTGTCCACGGCGAGCTGGACACCTACATCACAGTGGACAATTCAGGCGTGGCGCGGCGGTATCTGCGCATCGTGCGCGAACGCGGCAATAAGTCGGTCATGCGCCAATTCCAGTACGGGCGCAACGTATCTTCAATCATGCGCGAGGTTGCCGCCGATGAGGTTTATACGGCGGTAAAGGGTTTCGGCGCGAAGCTGTCCGAGCTGGATACGCGCGAATATCCCAACAGGCTTGAGGTTGTCGTTGCTTCGAACATGGATTTATCGCGTTGGGGAGTCTCGAAGGGTGACGGCACGTTTGCGCATAACTACACGACTTACACGGACGCTCAATGCACGGACAGGACATTCCTCACTAAACAGTGTAAGAGCGTACTAGATAGCGTCTCAAAGCCGCTCGTGCGTTACGAGTTCGATACCGCCGACGTTGGCGGCTTGTGGTCTGATGTGCGCTTGGGCGATAGGGTTATGTGTGTCGATGAGCTGTTCAATCCACCGCTTGAGCTAATCGAGCGGGTGAGTCAGATTCGACGCAACTTGAAAGGGCGCGTGCAATGCCGTATCGCAATCGGCGCACGACCGAATCCGCTAATCGATCAATTCAAGGCCGCTGAGAAAACGTCGAAGAAGTCCACGGGGAATGGTTCGCGTATTTCATCGCGCACGCCCACCACGACACGCGGCGCGGGGTATGACGGCGAGGGCGCTGCTGGAATCGGCGATGTGCCTACGCCTACCGTCACCGAGCCGTCGAAAATCGCAGTCACGACACCGCCGACCAAGACCGAATACTACGCGAACGAGAAAATCGACTACACGGGCATCGTGGTGACGCTGTACAACTCGAACGGCAGCGTTTACACCGATGACTGGCACCCTGATGGAATCGCCGCGTTCGATGAGCTGTCATTCCCGCGTGAGTACGCGATTGCTGGTGAGGGCGATATCAAGATGGGAACCGTCACGTGCGAACTGCTCGATGACTACTTCCAGCAACCCGCGCCAATTTCGTTTGGTAGAGCTGAATCTATTGCACGCTATACATCGGCACCGATTTACGAAAAAGAAGAATATTCAGGCGATTTCACCGCAATAGGCACCGACGATTACGGCATTCGTATAGTTTTCGCATCTGATACGCCAGGTGCAAGCTATCACAGAGCCTATTACACAAAGCATTACACGCCAGAAACCGACACGCCAGATGGCGATTACGAACTCGTAAGCGAAACTGATTATGTTTTCCCCGATAGCTACACGCACGACGGCAAGACCGTTTACTATGCGTTAGCAGGTACATATTTCAGAGGATACGGCAAAGTAACGCCGAATGGTAACTATATCAGCGATGTAGACCCAACAAGCGGACAATCAGCAGGGCGCACGGCGGCTGGCAAAATCGCCTGGTCGATTATCTACGGCGATATTGAGAATATCGAATCAACGTCTGATGTTCCCGTGAACTGGACGCGCAGCGATTCGACCGTGCTAACTGCGACATTCCCGATAAAGATTAAAGACAACCCGTTCTACCACGGCGAGACGTGGGGCGGCGGCGAGGGTATCGACACGCCCGCATCGAGCGGAGGTGGCAAGTTCTAATGCAACGATACGTTCTAGCGGTACGCGACCGCGCAATTACCGCTGAGTCAACCGATACCACGCTCGTTCGAACCTCAAAAGGAGTGGACGAGATAGCTATACGCTTCTATTCCCCCGAATGGCTTGAGGGTTTCAGCTTGTCATGCGCCTTGTACGTCGGCGATGTGCTCGAAGAGCAAGCGTTGACGCTAACTCAGCCACTCGGCGCTGAATGGCTAGCAGAAGCCGTGATAGCCGTTCCAGATACCGTGCTCGAATCAGCGGGGGAGCTGGGCGTGACTGTCCACGGCGTTATCTCCGGCAACGAGCACATAATCACGGAACGCGCTTTCCCGCTCACCGTCATGCTCGAAGGTGACGGCATCGGCGAGAGTCCACAACCTAACCCGTAAGGAGAATCATGCAGACTTACGAAATCATTGTGAGTGGGCGAGCTGTCCACGCTAATAGCGCCGACACGACGCTTGTGAGAACTTCAATCGGAATCGATAAAATTCACGTGCTGTTTGACAATACCGAGTGGACGGCGTTTCCCGTGCGCGTGACTTTTGCGAACGGCGATACGATCATCAGCACATCGCTCACGCTGACCGAAATCGACGCGCCTGAATGGGCGGCAGAAGCGGAGTGTGCGATTCCGTGGGAAGTCATTCAAGACCTCGGCGGCATTCGCATAACGTTCCAAGGCACGGACGCGAGCGGGAACCACATCATCACCGAAGCGAGCGGGGAACCGCTGTCTGTTGTCGAAGCTGGTGACGTGGGTAGTGGCACAGTACCGAGTCCCGCACCGAGCGTGGACGAATGGAACCAGGCTTACGCAAACGCTATGGCGGCGGCTAATAGCGCGTCGGGCGCTGCTGAATCCGCGACCGAAGCGGCAGACCGCGCTAACACGGCGGCGGCTGATGCTGAACAGATTCTTGAAGATGGCATCCCGCTCATGGACGCTGACACACGCGGCGGCGCGAAGTTGGGCGATGGCCTGGAAGTGGACGAGAACGAAGCGTTGAACGCTAAAGTTGGCGGTGATATTACCATCGACGGTGACGGCGCGATTAGCTACGAGCTACCAATCATGAGCGCAACGCAGCACGGCGGCGCTACACTCGGCTCAGGCCTGCGCGTGGACGACGGCGCGTTGAGCATCGGCGACCTCGTGCAGTCTGGCAGCGGCGAGGAAGTCGCTACCGATGGTTGCGCGATTTACAGCGTGGACGGCGAGGGGTGGGCAACGCAAGACGGCACGCCAACGCCTGATAACCCCGTGGAGATTGAGGTTTGCAGGGGGAGGAACCTGCTGGACGGCGAGAGCCAGAATGTAATAGCTACGAGTTACAATCCGACCGACGCGAAGCCAGTTGGCGCTAACGCAATCTGGAAAGGACTCGCATACGATGGCTACATGCGTCCATCAAACATCTCGGTATGGTCTTTCGCAGACGGCGTGTTACAGGCAACAGTCGTAAACAGTACGGGATACGGCGTGGGCATCGGTGCTGAAGTAGAGCCTTCGACTGGGTACTGCGTTTCGTTCACAGCGTTAGCAAACGCATCAATACGCATAACGCAGCTCGACGGCGATGGAAAGTACGTCGCACACTCCACATCGGTGAACAATTCGCCTTTCGTGTTCACCACGGACGCTTCGACAAGGTACGTCGTGGCGCTGATGGTGCCGTCTGCAATTAACACGGCAGGCAGCGTCACCGACCTTCAACTCGAACTCGGCACCACGCCCACGCCTTACGTGCCGTATGGGTGCGTGGGGTTGGAAGTCACGCACGACGGCACCACGACGGTAACGCCGATACCCCTACCCGCTAAAGGCTTCGCCGCATCCCTGCCAGACGGCACGGCAGACGCGCTGACGGTTGATAGCGCGGGGCGCTGGGAATGGCGGTGTCCGACAAATGAAGTTGTGATTGACGAAGACAATCTTCCAAGTTTTAACGCTTCGAACAGCATCGCGTCGAAAGCCGTCGCCGACAAGCTAAATACAGGCACGACAATGCTAACGAACTTCATGTCTGACCATTTCATTTCTGGCACATCTGTCGGTAGAATTTATTCGTACTACGCAAATATATACATGAAGATGCACGCAGCTATCACATCGCAAGCTGAGTGTGACGCATTCTTTACCGCAAACCCCGTCACCGTCCTCTACCCCCTCGCCACGCCCACCACGGAACACGGCTACATCGACCTACCAGCATTGCCGAGCGGCGCGACGGTGAGCATTCCCGAGCTTGAGCAAATCGGCTGCGCGTGGTTCGTGGACGGGTGCGAGCCGATTGTCGAGCACATCAGCAACGAGAGAAAGCGCACCGAAGAAGCATTGTCCGACGTGTACGAAGCGATAGCAGACTTATAAGAGATTGGAGCAAGCATGATTTCACCAGCAAGGCGGCGCATTGTTTTCAACGCCATCAAGAACGCGATTCTGAAAGGCTCGGAAGTCGAATACTGGGCGCTGCGAATGTACGAGCAGCAAGAAGCTGGCGTGCTGACGGACGAGCAGGTTGCCGAACTTGAGGTTTTGATTGACGAGTATTACAACCCGCCGATTGTTGAAGCTGAGAGCGTGGACGATGGTGAGTTGTCCACCGATACCGAAAGCGAAGAATAACCGTGGACATTACGCCATATATCGGCTCAATCGTCACTGTGATAGTAGCTATCGTCGGCGGCTATGTGGCGATGAAGAACGCGAACAATGAAAAGTTCAACGCGCTATCTGTGCAAATCGCGTCGCTATCACAGCAAGTCACCGACTTGAAAGAGGACGTAGAGAAGCACAACGGCGCAATGGAGCGCACTTATAAGCTCGAAAGCGACATGCACACGGCGTACAAGCGCATCGATGAGCTGAAAGCCGCCGACGAGAAATTAGCAGCACGAATAGATAAGTTTCACGGATAGGGGGTGAACATGGACGAAAGAGCAAAAGCAATCATCACCATCATCGTTACGGCGGCGGTAAACATTGCGAACGTTTGCGGGTTCGCGCTGGACGCTGACCAATGGGTGAACGTCGTTTTAAGCATCGCAAGCGCAATCTGCATTGCGTGGTCGTGGTGGAAGAACCAAAACGTCACGCCCGAAGCGCAGCAAGCGCAAATCTACCTGAACGAGCTGAAAGCGAATAAAGCAGATAGCGAGTAGCTATGAACACATTCATTCTTATTGCCGGGGGCGCTGCATTCGTTGCGGCGCTTCTTGTTTTGATCGTGAAAGGAGGAAGTAAGTAGATGCTTAGAGTTGTTGATATCGCGTCGCATCAATTCCCGATTAATCCCGCTGCACTCGATTGCGATGCTGTAATCGTCAAAGCCACGGGCGGCACGACGTACACGAACGGATACCCAAACGAGGATAACGACAACTGGCGCGAGTGGGCAGATGCAACGCTGGCAAGCGGTAAGAAACTCGGTCTGTACCACTATGCGATGGAATACGGCGCTTATAACACCGCTTATGCCGAAGCGCGGCATTTCCTCGATACCATTTCCGATTACATCGGGCGTGCTGCTCTGCTCCTAGATTTCGAAGCGGACGCGCAAAAGTTACCCGTTTCATGGGCGCGTGAATGGCTCGATGCTGTAGCTTCTGAAACTAGCTCAACACCGTTTTTCTACGCATACGCGGCATATCTAAATTCGCGTGACCATTCCGAAATCGCGCATTACCCGCTGTGGATGGCAACTTACCTGAACAAGTACAGCGGCGGTGGCTGGGTATCTGACCCAGATAACTCGTGGCCTACTAGCTCATGGCCTTACATGACCATGTATCAATACACGTCCACAGGGCGTATCGGCGGGTATGACGATGACCTAGATTTGAGCGTGTTCTACGGCGATGGTGCTGATTGGGATGCGCTGATTGGGGGCGGTGCTGTGGACACTCAGCGCATTGATCGATTCTGTGATGCTATGCGATGGGCGGCGGACAGCGACCAGGTAGGTTACTCGCAATCCGACCGCTGGGACGTGGAATTCTACGGCGATGGTCAGTACAACGCCGACTGTAGCTCACTGGTAATCCAGGCCGCGCAATTCGCAGGCTACGATGTGGACGGCGCGACATACACGGGCAACATGGCGCAACCGTTCGAGCGTGCTGGTTTTACGCGAGTACCGAACGACGGCGCACCTGGCAAGGGTTATGTATTACTCAACGAAGGAAACCACGTCGCGGTATGGCTGGGCGATTGTCTCGCTCAAGCGTCCATCGATGAGACCGGGCAAATCGCGGGCGGCGCACGCGGTGACCAGACGGGCGAAGAGGTCAACACGCGCTCGTATTACGACTATCCATGGGATTTCTACTTGAAGCCACCCGCTGACAAATCGACACGAACGGAGGATGAACCTATGCAATTCATTTACCAGCCAGACGGCAAACCCGAGCTGCGCTATCACGACGGCACTAAGAACATTGGCCTGAACAACCCCGACCAGGCCGTTGCATTGCAAGACAATTACCGCCGATGCACCGGGCGCGACTTGCCTTGTTTCGCACTCGGCACGCCTGAATCACCGTGGGCGGCTCGTTTTGAACAGGTATTCCCGTACATGGAAGCATCTGATGTGTGGGGAGGTCATGCACGATGAGCGAGCTGGAAAAGTACATGAAACCTATCACGTTCGAGCAGGCTTTGAAGGTATTCGACCAGAAGCCTACCGAGATTAAACCCAATGATGTGAAGCCGCTCACGATTGACGAAGCCAAGAAGGTCGTTAGTCGTGATTAGCGCGTTCGCTTATCTTGGCGTAATCGTCGTGATATTCGTGATCGCGATTATCTTGACACCACACGGCAGGAAATAATGTAATCATTGGTTGCGTGTCTTTAGCTAGGAAATTCTGCCGTTGGTATTCCCCTCGCTGCTTCGGCGGCGGGGGATTTTTCTATTTTCCGAGTGCAAATAGAATGCAAATCGAGTGCAAATGGAGTGCAAATGCCCAGGTCACAGTATGCCAACTTATGCCACGATATGCCATTTTCTCGTGTGTCTGAAAAATAAAAAATCGCGTCTGAGCTGGTCATACGCGATTGTTACAAGTGGTGGAGGCGCGGAGAATCGAACTCCGTTGCACGACGCAATGACCAGGTGAAACGCTGACCGAGTGCAAATAGAGTGCAAATCGCTACTTGAGTGAGTTCATTCCGCGCATTAAGTCGTGGACGTTCGGGCGCACGTATCGATTCATGGTTGTCGATATATTCGCATGACCGAGCATCAACGACAAGTCGGCTACTTGTCCACCTGCATGTAAGTAGCTTGTGGCGAATGAATGCCGCATGTTTTCGAGCGACACGGGCGCTGCATCAGGATTGTCGCGCAAGAATTTGCGCCATCGCTTCTGTGCCGTGGACGGTGAGATTCGCTCGCCATTCGCGCCGAGTATGAACGCGCCGTTGTCGCGTGGCATGTCCACCAGCCAATCGTGGAAGCTGGGGTGCATCGGTATGACGCGCGTGGACTTCTCCGTTTTGGTCGTTTTAAGGCGTTCGCCGCCATGTTTCGCCGATGATGCGACGTAGGCCTTATCAATCGTAATCGTGCGGTTGTCGCTGTCTAAATCCGACCAATCGAGCGCGTATCGCTCTTCTGGGCGCATTCCCTCAAGCAAACCCGTATAAGCTATCTGCTGGACGCTCTGAGAGCCTTTTTCACGCACGATAGCAAGCAAATCGGCTATCTGGTCGAATGTGGTCAACACAAGGCCGTTATCGCGCTTCTGTCCACTCTGCGGCATGGCGAACGTCGCTTCTGCGGGGTTGCTGATAATCAGGCCGTCACCTTTTGCTTCGTTGAGGATTGTTTTCAGCGTGCCGACCGCCTTACGCGCTACCGATTTCGTGGCGCACTTGTCCACCATCGTCTGTATGCGCTTGCGGTCAATGTCGCGTATGTCCATGTTGCCGAGGTTCGGACGTATGCGCAGCCTGATTTCTTTCTCGTAGGTATCGAGCGACGTTGCCGCTAATCTCTTCACCGCAACAGGCCAGTAGTAATGATCGATGAATTGCGAGAGCGTCATCTTGCCAGAGCGGCCGCGCATCGCGTCGCGTTCGGCTAGCAGTTGCGCGTCGTATAGTTCGGCGGCGCGTTTGGTGTCGAAGGTACGTGAGCGTTGGTCAGGCTTGCCGTCTGCCTTGTACCCCATAAAGCGGCGCACTTGGTAGACGGTTTTGCCGGAGCTGGTTTTTCGGGTGCGGACGGACATTGAACTATCGTTCTTTGCTCAATTTGTTAAATTCATCTGGTGTCATACCTAATGCTTCAATTATTACGAGTGCTTTTTCCCAGGTCACATCTTTGGTATGTCCACTCTTCAGCTTTGAAAAATACGAAGAGTGAATTCCAGTTGCCGCGCAAATATCCGCTGCTTTCATCCCTTTTTCTTTTAATGCGATTTCAAAAGTTTCATAGAAAGTCATAACGAACCTCCGTCCTTTTGCGGCGATGGAAATTTTACTAGAAAACAGATTTTTTTGCCAATTGGGAAATTTCTATATTGCAATCTCCCAATTGGGAACTATACTAATCATCAAGAACCTCCCAATTGGCAGGTTCGGAAGGGAGAGTACATGACTACTCAAAAGATTAACGAGGTATTGGGCGCGTGGTTGCTCGTTAAGGGGCATACACGTGACCAGCTCGCTAAAGAGTTAGGCATGACTAGGCCAACGCTACAAAATCGTATCAACGGAACAGCTAAATGGGAGTGGGAAGAAGTAGTGAAGATTTCCCAACTGACCGAGTGTTCCCTGAACGAGCTTGCTGAGGTTAACGCCTAACTCCCCACGAGCAAACGCACTTTGATAATTACATGCACTACCAGGGCAAACGGAAAGGTTCCAGCCGCATAGAAGAGTGCTGGGAGAACCAGAGTAATAGCCAACGAACCTCAGAAGAACCCTGGATATTAAAAAGCCAACAGCAGCTCACACTGGGCGCACATGCAATTCGGTTCCTCCTAGCCGAATCACTCCTTTTCTCACAATCCGCACAATGCAACAGCCATTCCATTTTGCTCATAACTGCGTGTGCGTCCTGCGTGAGTTGCTGGTGAACAGGAAGGAGATAAACGACGTGGACAAACTCTATTTGAACACCGAAGAAGCCGCTGAATACGTCGGCATCGGCGTAAAGACCATGCGCGACATTCTCAACAGCCAAGACCCACCGCCGTTTCTGCGCGTCGGCAACAAACGCTTATTGCAGAAGTCGGCGCTGGCTGAATATTTCCACGAAAGGCAGGAAGTCAAATGACCACGAAAACTAAAGCGACGCGCCGTAGTAGCCGCTACGACGCGCCAAAACCCGTACTCGCACAGAGTACAGTCACCGACCAGATTATAACGCAAGACTTCGAGCGCGGCTCGATGATCGCGGCGGTAATCACGTCAATCTTCATCGGCATCGCAATGCTGATGTGGGCGGTGTGTGCGGTATGACCGAGAGTTTGTATGAGCGACCGCGCATCAACCCGCTTCTACGCTGGTATCTGCGCGGCGTGCTCGACGTGATGAAGCAGACGAACTGCGCGTTACCGATGGGCGTTATCCGCTATTGGGACGCGAACGACGTTAAACACGAGCTACAGATTATCAACGGCGATTGGCTAGAAACGAGGGCGGCGCAATGAGGGTACCGACATTAATACCACCCGGCATCGAAGCGGCTGCGTGGCGGTTCGCTAAGGCGAGTTTGCGCGACGGCCACGGCAAATACGCTTCAACGATGCTTGCGCGTGAGGGCGTACCGCGAATCATCGAGTTTTACGACAACGATGGTACGCAGCACTTCTGCGAAAACATCAAAGGCTGCTGGTACGAACTATTTGATGACTTGGACGGTGATTCAGATGCCAAGTAATTATCCATGTGGCGTGGACGGCACGCATCCTTACTTCAATCCACCGCCAGTACCCGAATGCCAAAACCGCGATTGCATGGCTGAACTTGAATTCGACTGGGAGTTTTGCCCGTCCTGCGGCTGGCATATCGACTGGGAAAACTGGGACGAGAAGCGTGGTGAGTGGAAATGCTGATTAATTTCACTGTTCCATTTTGTGCTGGTAAGCAAAGGCCGCGTTTCACCAAGAACCATGCTTACAAATCGAATGATGAGACGTTGCGCGAAGAAGCTATCGCGCTCGCATTCGAAGAAGCTGGCGGCGCTGCTGCTCCTAAAGGCGTACCAGTAAGCGTGTTAATCACGGCAAAGAAATCTAGTGCGAAACGAGCTGATGAGCCGTTCGTGATGAAACCAGATGCTGACAACATCGCAAAGTTGGTGCTTGACGCGCTGAACGGTAAAGCATGGCATGACGATTCACAAATAGTCAGTCTCAAGGTGGTCAAACTCGACCACTCAAAAAACGTTGACAGAATCGCAGTTGAAATCGATTGGAGGGATTAATGAAAATCGTGAAGGGAAAGCAAGAGCGACCACAGCGAACATGCTTGTACGGCGCTGAGGGCATCGGAAAGACAACGCTCGCGGCTCAATGGCCTGAACCGCTGTTCTTCGACTTGGAGGGCGGCACATCGCATCTTGAGGTTGATCGCGTCGAATCACCTACGTGGGCAACGCTTCTCGCGGACATTACGCAAGCGGCGAACATGGACGGATACAAGACCATCGTTGTCGATACGCTCGATGCTGCTGAGAAGCTATGCATCGCGGCTGTTTGCAAGAAACACAAGAAGGAGAGCATCGAAGCGTTCGGCTACGGCAAAGGCTATACATACGCTATGGAAGAGTTCGGTATGTTGCTCTCATCGCTTGATGCGTGCATCGATGCCGGAAAGAACGTCGTTGTCGTGGCTCATGCGCAAATGCGCAAGTTCGAGCAGCCAGACGAAGCCGCACCGTATGACCGCTGGGAATTGAAGCTTTCGAAGAAAGACGCTCCACTCGTTAAGGAATGGTGCGATGCGCTGCTGTTCCTGAATTATGAAACCGTTGTCGAGGTTTCCAGCTCCGGCAAGGCTAAAGCGCGTGGCGGTCGGCGCGTGATGATGGTTGACCATCACGTATGCTGGGATGCAAAGAACCGCTGGGGATTAAGCGGAAAGCTACCGATGGAATACGAGAGCATCGCGGCTCATATCCCTGGAAATTCTAAACCAAGTCAAACAGAGAACATGCCCGACACACTCGATGATTTGACCATCCTCAAGGGGATGTTAAGCGATGGCGGTTACACCGTCGAACAGCTTGAGCAAATCGTGATCGAAAAGGGTTTCTATCCCGAAGGAACAACCGTCGAAGGTTACTCCGACGAGTTCATCAGTGAAACGTGTCTTGGGCAATGGGAAAACCTGATTCCCTTGCTCGATGACGCAAAAGACCCCGTGCCATTCTAGAAAGGTAGGTACAAAACATGGCAGTAGAGTTCACAGAGGTATACGACTGGGATATGGGGGAAGTCGAGGACGCGCAATCATTCGAGAGCGTTCTTCTTCCCGCTGGCAAGTATCCGTTCACGGTCGTGAAGCTGACCAAGGAATATTTCGAAGGTAGCGCAAACGCACCAGAAGGGCCACGAGCACGCCTGCAACTCGAAATCGACGGTGGAGAGAAGGGTAAGGGTATCGCGTTCGAGCGTATCCTTCTGAACAAGAAAAGCGCGTGGCGTATCGCTACGCTGTTCGCGTCGTGCGGTTATGGCGTGAACGACAACGGACACCGCATCGTTGATTGGTCAACCATCGAGGGTAAGAGCGGCGTTGCCACGTTCAAGATTCACGAGTACAACGGCAACGAATCGAACGAGGTAGACAAGTTTCTCTCTAGCGAGAAGAGCGAACCCGCGAAAAAGGCGGGAGGTAACGCATGGGCGTAACGCTTCGCGATTACCAACGTGAAGCTGTCAATGCAATCGAGCGCGAATGGCACGAGGGGCGTGATCGAACGCTTCTCGTGCAAGCGACTGGAACAGGTAAGACCGTGGTGTTCGGGCAAGTGGCGCGTGATATGGTAGACTCCGGCGCTCGCGTGCTCGTGCTGGCACACCGAGAAGAGCTGTTGAATCAGGCCGCTGACAAGCTGGGCGGCATGTATGGCTTGGATTGTTCACTAGAAATGGCGAGCAGCCATGATGACGGCTCATCCGTGTTACTTGGAAGTGTTCAAACTCTCGGGCGCGACAACAGGCTAGCGACCTTCGCGCCCGACGAGTTCGGCGCTGTCATAGTCGATGAAGCGCACCACACGCTTGCTGACAGCTACATGAGAATCATAGACTATTTTAACCTAGCTTATCTGCTTGGGGTTACGGCAACGCCCGACAGGGGCGATAAAAAAGCACTCGGCAAGATTTACGATTCAATCGCGTATGAGTACGGTCTTGCCCGTGCTGTTAATGATGGCAACTTATGCCGAATCGTCGCAAAGACCGTACCACTTGAAATCGATGCACGTTCGCTCAAGGTTTCGTGTGGTGATTACACGCTTGAGAGCGCGGGTGCAATCGTCGGCGTGAAGCTGGAAGAAATCGCAGACGTGATAGCTCGTGAAGCACGTGGGCGGCATACAGTAGTTTTCCTTCCATTGGTGCAAATCGCAAAGAATATGGCAGAAGCGTTACGTGATCGCGGAATGAGAGCCGAAGAGGTAGACGGCACTAGCAAAGACCGCGCTGAAATCCTCGCACGTTTCGAGAACGGTCAAACCGATGTTTTATGCAACGCGATGCTCTTAACGGAAGGATGGGACGCGCCGATATGCGATTGCGTTATTGTGCTCAGACCGACGAAAGTTAGAAGCCTTTACGCGCAGATGGTCGGACGTGGAACGCGACCGCACCAAGGTAAAAAGAACCTCCTATTGCTCGATTTCCTATGGTTAACAGGCGAGCATCGCCTATGCGCACCTGCTTCACTCGTGGCGAAATCCGAGGATGAGCAAAACCGCATGGCGTATAGGGACGGCGATATTCTCGAAGTTCAAGAGCAAATCGAGCGTGACATTCTCGCAGAACGCGAAAAGGCGTTGGCTGAGAAGCTTGCAAAGATGCGTAAGGCGAAGAAGAAGCTGGTCGATGTTGTCCAGTACGAATTATCAATCGGCAACGAATCGCTCGTGAACTACGAACCGCAATTCGCATGGGAGTTCTTGGAGCCAACGGAAAAGCAGAAGCAATACCTCGAAAAGATGGGCATCGACACCGAGGGTATGACACGCGGCAAGGCCGCTGCTCTCATGGACGTTATGATGCACCGTCAAACCGCTGGAATGGCTACGCCGAAGCAAGTACGACTGTTGGAGCGTTACGGATTCAACCATCCTGGCATGTGGAAATTCGAGGACGCGAAGCGCGTCATAGGCCGTTTGGCTGCTGCTAACTGGAAACCCTGGATAGCTGGCATTAATCCGAATACATACGTACCAGAGGGGGTGTAAATGTCTAGAAGAATAGACGTGCTCGCAACGCTCGATGCGCTAGACCCCGGCAGTTGTGATTACGAAGAATGGTGTGACGTTGGAATGGCGTTGCACGCTGAGGGGTTATCGGTGAGCGATTGGGACGCATGGAGCCGACGCGATCAGAAGCGTTATCACGCTGGCGAATGCGAGAAGAAATGGAAATCGTTTGACGGTAGCCGAGGTATAACGGCTGGCACGCTCGCTCATATCGCCAAATCGAAGGGCGTTAAGCTCGTTTACGAGAAGAGCGATGATGACAATTACGTGTTCGGATGGGATATGACAGAAGCGGTTGTCCCCGGCGATAAAATCGAAATCGTCAATCCCGAATACGCTGAACCAGAAGAGATACCCGAAGAGGTTGAAGAGTCACCGCATGAGCAGTTATCACGGTATCTCGAAGCGTTATTCAAACCAGGCGAGTCAATCGGATTCACTACGACCGCATATCAAAGGCCGAACGAGGATAAATACAACCCTTACGGCTGCACGAACATGAGCCGCGACGGGTTGCTCAAGCGCCTTAAAGACAAGAAGAACGAAAAGACGCTTGAGCTTGCGCTTTCGTCATCGCTCGAAGATTACGGTGCGTGGATATGCGTCAACCCAACAGACGGCAAAGGGCGCAAAGGCGAGCACATCGTAGACTACCGACATACGCTCGCTGAATCAGACGAGCTAGAACCTGAAATACAATTGAGCATCATCCGCAAGATGCGCCTACCATGTGCGGCGATTGTCTCAAGCGGTGGCAAGAGCATTCACGCTGTTGTGAAAATCGACGCTGAGAATGAAACCGAATACAGGCAGCGCGTTGACGAGCTGCACAAGATTCTTAACGCTAACGGTTTCAAGGTCGATAAGCAATGCAAGAACCCGTCGAGGTTGTCGCGTATGCCCGGTGCGAAACGCGGCGAGCGTATGCAAGTGCTCATCGATACGAACTGCGGTATGCCGTCATGGAATGAATGGTATGAATGGGCGCAGGATTTATCCGATGACCTTCCGAATATCGAGACATGGGACAACCTCGCCGACAACCTGCCAGACTTAGCGCCTGAGCTGATTTCTGGCGTTTTGCGGCAAGGTCACAAGATGCTTGTTAGTGGCCCGTCGAAAGTTGGTAAATCATGGCTTCTCATCGAGTTGGCGCGTGCAATCGCTACAGGCGGCGATTGGATCGGTTTTGAATGCCGTCAAGGTCACGTCGTATATGTGAACCTCGAAATCGACCGCGCATCGTTCTTGCATCGAATCAAAGACCTCGATGAGCACTTGGACGGCATGGGCGCAGAAGCGCGAAAGAAACTGCACATACTAAACTTACGAGGACACGCGGCATCAATCGCGGCATTAGCACCGCGCATCATCCGCAAAGTGCAGAAGATGAGCGTGGACGTTAGCGCAATCATCATCGACCCGCTTTACAAGGTCATGGGCAACGCTGACGAGAACGCAGCCGGGGACGTGGCGCAATTCCTCAACGTGTTCGACCATATCGCAGAAGCGGTCGGGTGCTCGATGGTCTACTGTCATCACTTCTCTAAAGGTGCTCAAGATGGTAAGCGTTCGCTAGACATGGCGAGCGGTTCGGGCGTGTTCGGTCGTGACCCTGATGCATCGTTGGCAATCGAACCAGTACGCGCCGAATCAGATGATGAGGACGCGACCGCATGGCGCGTAAGCTTCACGCTTCGAGAGTTCAAAGAACCAGCGCCAGTAGATATATGGTTCACATGGCCTTGTCATACCGTTGATGTTGACGGCGCTATACGAGAAGCCGAAAAAGCTGGACATGAGGAACGTAGCGATAAAACGACGCAAGCAAACAAGAATCGCGCTAAGAAATCTCATGACACGATCAATGACGCACTCATGAAAGCAGCAGACGAACTTTCAAATCAAGGCGAGAAAACAACGATTGAAAATTTGCTAACGATGCTTCCCGCGAAGGTGAACGGCAGTCCGAAATCGGAGCAGAAATTACGCAAATGGCTCAATCAAAAGAACAGCCCGTGGTGCGTTGCGCACTACGATAAAGAGCTGAAAATAGCCGTTTTCGACCCGTCTGAGGACGAAATCGCGACAGGCTTCTGACCTGCGTTTTTCTTTTTACTTTTCACCTCCCCTAAAGGGGGAATGGGAGGGAAAGAAAAAATCTCAACCCGCAAGCGGGGGAAGATGGAGGGAACAAGTTCCCCTCCATCCTTCCCGCCCCTGCCCCTTGGGGGGCGGTCGGGAAGCCCCTCGCATTTGGCGGGTAGAGCCGAAACGGTGAAACATGATGAAAGGGGTAATCATTGGATGACTCCGAGACGATCAATTGGCACGACTACAAACCCGGCGATGTGCATAGCAAGCTGCACCGCCTGTTTCGACATAGTGAGGAAGTGGACAACATGAGCGTGCAAATCGGCGATGTAATCACATTCGCCCATCCGAAAGCGGACAAAGCACAAGTGCTAAAGATAGCCGAGGAAGAGCACGAGGTATTCAGCGCGTGGGAAGATTACGACGAGCTGAACAGATTCGAAGCGTTTGACGAGCTATCGCAATCAGACCTCATCGAAGCGCGTGCGCACCTAGTGGACGAATGCGCCGACCTGATAACCGCCACGTGTAACCTGCTGGCCGCTGTTGCCGTGGACGATATGCGCGGCGCGATGGCTGAGTGTGAAGAGCGGAATAGGGAGCGGGGGCGGTTGTGATGCAATACGAAGAATTTCTAGCATCGAAGCGCATAGCGCAAAAACCACACGGATTCGAGCCTGAAAACTTGAATCCGTTTTTGTTTGACTTTCAACGCGATATTGTAACGTGGGCATGTCGCAAAGGCCGTGCGGCTGTTTTCGCCGATTGTGGCATGGGCAAGACAATCATGCAGCTATCGTGGGCAGAGCAGGTTTGCAATCACGTAGGCGGTATGGTTTTGATTGTCGCGCCATTGGCGGTTGCTGCGCAAACTTGCCGCGAGGGTCACACGTTCGGCATTCACGTGAACAAGGCACGGACGGCAGACGACTTGCAACCAGGCGTGAACATCAAGAATTACGAAATGCTGACACACTTCGAAGGAGTGGACTTTAACGGCGTGGTGCTCGATGAATCGTCAATTCTGAAAAGCTATACGGGCGCGATTCGAAACCAAATCATCAGCATGTTTAAGTTCACGCCGTTTCGATTGGCTTGCACCGCGACACCAGCACCGAACGATTACATGGAGCTGGGCAACCATTCGGAATTTCTCGGATGTATGGATAGAACCGAAATGCTCGCTATGTTCTTTATCCACGATGGCGGCGATACGTCGAAATGGCGGCTCAAGGGTCATGCGTCATCGAAGTTTTGGGATTGGGTAGCGTCGTGGGCGTGCATGGTAACAAAGCCATCAGATTTAGGTTACGACGATGGCGATTTTGAATTACCAGAATTGAATATTAATACTCATGTGATCGAAAGCGGCATGAATCAAGAGGGGCGATTGTTCGCCGTCACCGAAACGACGCTATCAGAGCAGCAGAAAGCACGGCGAAATACCGTGGAGATAAAAGCCGACATGATAGCGGGGTATGTCAATTCATCCGATGATTCGTGGCTCATATGGTGTGACCTTAACGCGGAATCAGAGCATTTGGC